GTCGCCGGGTGCTCCGAGCATCGAGTTCAAGGGTGACCTGACCGACGAGTTCCGTTCCTACCTCGAAGGTGCAGGCGACTTCGCTGAGGCGGTCAACAACTTCGTGATCTTGCACCCGGGTGCGACGCCGTACACGGTGTTCCAGTCGGAGACCGAGTCAGGCGCGTCGATGCCAGCGAGCCGCAAGGCGTACAACTGGATGCGGGAGAACGAGCAGTTGTTGAAGGACAACCGGTTCGCTGGCCCGTGGCTGATCCCGAAGGACGAGGAAGGTACGTCGAGCGACTACTTCTCGAAGGCGTTCGATTGGCAGTTGGCCCAGGGGCACCGCGAGTTGCGCCTCCCGAACGAGTACTACGACGAACTGATCTTCTCCGCAGATTCGCGTGCCTACTTCAACACGCAAGACGACCATGAGACACGGATCGACGAGGCCGAGAAGGCCGGCGATTTCCAGACGGCCGGCGAGTTGAAGGCCCAGTGGAAGTTCTACCGTGACACGTACTTCACGCAGCATCCGTTGTTCAAGGAGATGCTGACCGACCCGGTCCGTCAGCAGCGCCGGACGAAGATCATCTCGGAGATGGACCGTCTGATCGGTCCGGGCGGGCCGCTCTCGGACCGTCCCGAGTATGCGGGGCAGCGGGCCTTGTTGAACATCTGGGACTGGTACTTGACGGAGAAGTCGCGGTGGTCGATCAGTTCGACCGCGTACGCCCGGGCGCAGGCCAAGCGCGTGAAGAACGAGGCGTACGTCCGGATGAACCGGTACACGACGGACGTGAACCCTGGGGTGCGTAGCCTGTTCTTCCGGGTATTCCGACCGGAGTTCCAGTTGAACGACATCGAGCAGGCTGAGGCAGAACAGATGGTGACAGACTCGGGCTACCGACTCGTCGACGACGAGTTGATGGCTGAACTGGTTGGAGGTAACTGATGCCGCCTGGGCGTTCGACCCCATGGAACACTGGTGCGGCTCCGGTCTCGAAGAAGCCGAAGCCGAAGCCGAAGCCGACGACAACGGACACTGCTGCGCGTGATGCGCAACTTCGTGCTGCGTTGGAACGCCGCCGGATGGAGGTGCTCCGTCGTTCTCGCGAGGCACGCCAGAAGGCGTTGGAGAAGGCGCGTGCTGACGCCGCAATGGCCCGTGACGAATACGATCAGTACCTCCGGAACGAATTCGTCACCAAGGGGTCTGATGGCAAGGGCGAAGGTGAGGAACTCTTCATCGAGCGCGTGAACAATTACGACGCTCGCGCGCAGGCCGCGGCCGAGGAGTACAACCGTTGGACGATGGACAACAAGCAGGGCCTGGAGCGTCTCGACGCGTGGGAGGAGAGCCAGAAGAACGACAACCAGAACTTCAACAATCAGGTCTCGAAACTCCAGGGTGACGCGAAGTACCGCCAGGAACGGTACGCACGCGTGAACAGTGTCCGGCTCGCGAACGGTCAGGCGCCGATCGTGATCAGCCAGCAGCGCCTCGAAGACGGCAACCTCTCCGACACGGAGGTCGTCGCGTTGATGAACCCGGCAGAGTTCACGGACGAGAACGTCGAGGCCCGCGCCGATATGGAGCGGGCTCGGACGCAGTTGGAAGACAAGCGTTGGGTCGAGAACCAGTGGACGGAACGACGGAAGCGGTTCGAGGAGAACAACGAGATCTGGGTCCCGGACGAGGACGGGAAGGGCGGGTCGTTCCAGCCTTTGATGACCGAGGAGGGCAACGGAACCGTCCTGATCAAGGACGATGGCTCTGTCTACGTCGGAGGCCAGCGGATCCTTGGTGATCGGGCCGCACAGATCGAGAACCAGTACGCCTGGTTCCGTGATGGTGACAACAAGAGTCGCGACCAGGTGCTCGCGAACATCATGGTCGGCGATGACCGGATCTTCGGAGATACGTCTGGCTGGAACATCTACGACGACAGCGTCTTGGATCAGATCCGTTTCGTTGACCCGGCGTACGCACTGGATGAAGACGCGGCCGGTCCACTTAGCCAGCACTACGCGGCCGATCTCGACGGCAACGCGTTCACGATCGACGACTACTTGTACGGCGATCGGATGCTCGTGCCGGACGAGGACTCGCTGCGTGTCGCGCTCAACAACCAGCAGGCCCAGCCGCTCACCCAGGCCGAGGTCTACTTCAAGATCAAGAGCCTCGCCCAGTCGGACCCGGTCCGGTTCAAGCAGTACCAGAAGGCGTTGTACCTCGGGGGGTTCTTGTCGAAGCCGGCGAACGCCGGAGAGACCTGGAACCCTTCGGGGATCATGGACCAGGAGACAGATGTCGCGTTGCAAGAAGCGGTCGGGTATGGCTACAACGAAGCCTGGCGGAACGGTCAGACCTTCGACTCGTGGCTCTACACCCAGGTCGACGCTGGCACCCAGGACCAGAGCGGCAGCGGCAGTGGCAGTGGCTCTGGTGCGGCGAACGCCTGGGCTGTCACCGACGAAGTGTCGCTGAACATGATCGTTGACACGGCAGGCCAGTCGTTGCTCGGCCGGAACTTGAAGCCAGACGAGCGCGCACAGATCGTCGAACGGATCCAGGCCATGGAGAACGCCGAGGGCCAGAAGACGAGTGGTGCGATCCAGACGATCGACCCGACTGCGCAGGCCGAGAACATGATCCGTGAACTGCACCCGGATGCGGCGAAGGCCCACGATGTTGCGGGCACGTTCGACATGTTCGCCGACATCCTTGGCGCCGGTCTCGGTCTTGCTGGCGGCAGTTCAAGTTTCGGTTCGGCACCGACTGGTCCGAACACGTTGGGAGGCTGACATGGCAGAGCCGGCTAAGACCGAAGACCCGGAGAAGAAGGTCAACGAGCAGGCCGCGTCAACTGGGAACGAAGCGTGGGTGATCAAGGCCCAGGAGCAGTACGGGTATCTCGCCGCGTTCATCACGCACGCCGAACTCGGCCCGTTGCTTCGCAAGGCAGCGCAGAACGGCTGGACGAAGGAGACACTCCAGGGCGAGTTGTACAAGACTCGTTGGTGGAAGACGACTTCGGAGACGGTTCGCAACTGGCAGTTGCTCCAGTCGTCCGACCCTGCCGAGGCGAACAACCGGATCGAGCAGAAGTACCAGTCGCTGTCGTTGATCGCGAAGCAGCAAGGCTTCCCGATGTCGGACAGTGCGCTCCGTCAGGTCGCGACCGCTTCGGTCGTCTACGGGATGGACGACTCACTCACTCAGCAGGCGCTGTTCTCGCATGTCCGCTGGAAGCCGAAGATGAAGGTCGGCGGTGTCGGCGGTCAGCAGATCGCGAACGTGAAGGCGCGCGCTTTGGCGTATGGCGTGAACATGAGTGACGAGATGGCGTTCAACTACTCGCGTCGCATCGCGTCCGGGCAGATGACGGTTGATGGTGTCGAAGTCGATCTGCGGAACCGGGCGAAGTCGAAGTACGGGTATCTCGCGAACGACATCGACCGCGGGTTCACGACCCAGGAGATCCTCGACCCGTACGTCCAGCAGTACGCCGAACTGTTGGAGGTCGCCCCGACTTCGGTGTCGTTCACCGATCCGGGGTTCCGTCAGTTCTTCGAGGGACGTGGCGAGAAGGGCACGCAGTTGATGTCGTTGAGCGAATCGGCTGAGCAGATCCGCAAGACGAAGGAATGGCGGAGTACGCGTCAGGCGAACCAGCAGGCGGCGACGTTCGCCGAGACCCTGTTGACGACGTTCGGTGAGGTGAAGGTCTGATGGCGAACCAGGATGCGGCCATGGCCGTGAAGGCCGTGCTCAGCAAGTACGGGCTGGAGTCGTTGACGGACTGGGCGATGGACGCTCTTGTCCGCGGCCTGTCCGAAGCGGAGATCGTGCAGGAGATGCGGAACCGTCCCGAGTTCGATCAGCGGTTCCCGGGGATCAAGCAACGCGAGGCTGCTGGGCTGAACGCGATCTCGCCCGGCGAGTATGTGGAGTACGAGACCCGGGCGTCGCAGTTGGCGAAGTTCTACGGGATGCCGTTCACTCTCGGTCGTCAGCAGGTTGCGGCGTTGATCTCAGGCGACGTGTCCCCAACGGAGTTGGAAGCCCGGATCCAGGGCGGCTACAACCGGGTGGCGTCCGCACCGGCAGAGGTCCGGGACTGGTTCAGCCAGATGTACGGGACGAAGGGCGACCAGGCGCTCGCGGCGTTCTTCGTCGACCCGGACTTGTCGGCCCCGGAACTGGAACGGTTCGCTGCGGCAGCAGAGGCCGGCGGGTACGCGACGATGGCCGGGTTCGGGCTCGGGCGCGACCAGGCGGAGACGGTCGCTCGTCTTGGGCTGTCGCGCGATCAGGTTGCGCAGGGCATGGCGGGTGTCGGCCAGCAGGCCGGGCTGTTCGATGAGACGATCACGGAGTCGGTGGACCTCCAGGCTGGCCGCGAAGGCGTCGATGCCCAGTTCGGCTCGTCGGACCAGGCCCGTCAGGCGGTGCAACGCCGCGCTGATCAGCGTGCGGCGGCGTTCGCTGGGTCGAACGAGACGACCGCGACACAGCAGGGCGTGATCGGGCTCGGCACGTCGAAGGGCTAGACAAGCCCGGCATCGCGTGATACAACTTGTCACGACGTGCGCTGTCCGTGAGCCCCGCAGGGCCGGATGGCCGTCCTTCCGCCAGGGAAGTCGCATCCCCTGTGCGCGTACTCGCGGTATGGCGCGATCCCCAGCGAAGGATCGCCTCGCCCCCGCCTCGCCCTCCGTGCTCGTACTCCGCGCGCACGCGTCTGGAATTGGAGAACCCCAATGGCTGATGACAACGACAACTTGGATGACGACGACACGTCTGGTCCGGCGACGGTCACGTTGACCCGGGCGCAGATCCGTTCGATGGAGCGTGATGCGAAGTCGGCCCGCGAAGCAATCGCGGAGGCGAACTCGCTGCGGCTCCAACTGGCGGTGACGCAGGCCGGTCTCGACATCACCGACCCGAAGATCGCGTTCTTCGCGAAGCACTACGACGGCGAGACGACCGTGGAGGCCGTGAAGGCAGCCGCGGCCACGCTCGGTTTCGTGACGGCAGCGGAGAGTGACGACGAAGGAGATGATGGCGTGGACCCGAACCTGACCGACGCCCGAGACCGTCTCGCTTCTGGTGCCCTGCCCGACAACGGCAAGGCGCCGGAGAAGCCGGTCCGAGAGACCGCCATCACCCAGGCCCGCGAGTTCGTGAAGAACGGCGGGACCCAGGAAGACGGCATGGCGTTCGCGTTCAACCAGATCGTCGGTGCCGCAGCCAAGGGCGACAAGTCGGTGATCATCCCGAGCATCGGCCAGTCAGCCTGATGGGGTGCGCCCACAACCCCGATTACGAGTGCTTCACATGCGAGACGGCACGTCACGACATGGAGCACCCGTCTGAGGTGGATGGGTGCCGTACCTGCAAGTACCGGACCATCAGCATCTCGAACGCAGCGACACCTACGAAGACGTTGCGGTTGGGAACGCAGAAGGATCCGTCGAACAACTGGGAACGTGGGATCGCTACCGACCATCGGGGCGTCCCGTACCTGAACGCATCGGGTTCTCCGATCGGCGTGAAGGAGTTCCAGAACAACCGTTCGACATACGAGCAGGCGATCCGAGACAACCGCAACGCCCAGCCCGCGACTACTAAGGTGAACTGACATGGCACAGGCCACGCTCCCGTCCCTCTACCAGACCTACGACCTCACGGTCGGCGTCATCGTCGACATCGAGGACATGATCCACCTGCTCGACCCGTTCGAGGCGCCCCTCCAGGGCATGAACGGTGCTGATGGCCGTTCTGCGCTATCGACCGGCACCTGCTTCGAGAAGAAGGTCGAGTGGCTCGACGAGGAACTCCTCCTCCCCAAGAGCACGCTCGCCGCGAACGTGACCGCCGGCACGACCACGATCGGCGTGCAGACCGGCCACGGCCTGCGTTTCTCGACCGGCGACGTGGTCCTGATCGGCTCGGAGAAGGTCAAGGTTCAGGCGATCTCGTCGGATACCCTGACCATCGACCGCGGCTACGCAGGCACCACGGCCGCGGCCCAGGCGACCGACGCCGTCGCTCTGATTCTCGGTCAGGCCCTCCAGGAAGGCTCGAACCCCGAGAACCCGCGGGCGAAGGACCGCACGAACCGGGACAACAACACCCAGATCTTCGGCCCCACGGCCGTCCGGGTGTCGGCGACCGAGAACGTGGTCCGCAAGTACGGCCTCGGCGGCATGTCGGAGTTCGACAAGCAGGTCGCGAACCGTGCGAAGGAGCAGTTGATCCAGATTGAGCAGGCCATCCTGTACGGCACCAAGTACGACGACGAGTCGAATGGCCGCACGATGGGTGGCTTCACCCAGTACATCACGACCAACGTGGACTCGACCACGACCGTGATCACCGAGGCGACTCTGCTCGACGACATGCAGGCCACCTGGGATGTCGGTGGTCGAGTCGACCGTCTCATCGTCGGTGCGACCCAGAAGCGCAAGGTGTCGGGTCTCGCGACCGGTGCCGGGACCAACCTGACGATCCACACGACCCAGGGTGAGGGCACCCGCGGCATCGTGATCGACACGCTGGTCTCCGACTTCGGCAACGTCTCGGTTCTGCTGAACCGGTGGTGCCGTGCGTCGGACCTGTTCGGCATCGACCGCGACCAGGCCGAACTGCTCACGCTCCGTCCGATGCAGTTCGAGATGCTCGCCAAGACGGGCGACTCGATCCACGGCCAGATCGTGCAGGAGAAGACGATGCGCTTCCGCCGGGAGCGCCACGCCTTCCGGTACAGCGCCCTGACCTGATCGTGATAGCAGCGGTGGCCGGCCCTTCGGGGCCGGTCGCCGTATGCTCACCGTCATGAACCGAGCGCAACGCCGCCGTCAGGCACGCCCCCCGCAGCGCAAGAACTTCGTGATCGGCTTCGTCCACCCGGACATGATCGACGCCCAGTTCGGTCGAAGCCTCGCCACGTTGGTCCTGAACGATTCGGGGCGCGTAGCCCAGATCATCGCAGCCCAGTCCGGGCCGCGGATCGCTACCGCACGCAACGACATCGTGCGGGCGTTCCTCGCGATCGAGAGCAAGCCTGAGTGGCTGTTCATGGTCGACACGGACATGGTGTTCCCGCCGGACATCCTGGCCCAGTTCGAGCAGGTGCTGGATCCGGCCGTAGCCCCGATCGTCGGTGGGCTCGCGTTCATCTACGAGAAGTTCGGCCAGTCGATCCGGACGAACATGATGATCTGGGAGGAACTCGAAGCAGGCCCGATGCTTCGTGGCGTCTCCGGCTATCCGGATGATGCGCTCTGCCGGGTCGCAGCGACCGGCGCGGCTTGCTTGGTGATGCACCGCGACGCGTTGCTGACGATGGAAGAGAAGTACGGGGCCTTGGTGCATCCCTGGTTCCAGGAGACAACGACCGACACTCACGAGTGGGGCGAGGACATCACGTTCTGTGTGCGGGCAGGCCAGTGCGGCCTGCCGATTCATGTTCACACTGGTATCGAGTTCGGTCACATGAAGAAGGGCGTGATCTCTTCGGAGGATTTCGCTCCGTTTCGTCAGCCGCTCGTGAAGGAGCAGACCGATGCCGCTTGATGAAGAGATCGAAGAGGGCGAAGCGGGCCACATCGCCGCGCACGAACAGATCCATGATCACCTGAACGAATGGTTGGGCGAGGTCCCATCGAACTTCTTGAAGCCGGCCGGTGGGACGGTGACCGGGGTGTTGACGCTGGCTGACGGATCGCCCGCAGCGTCCGAAGCACATGTTGCGACCGAGTTGGAGGCGTATCTACCGGTCACTGGCGGGACGCTCGAAGGGACGTTGACGCTCGCGGCGAATGCGACGACAGGCTTGCAGCCCGTCACGTATCAGCAGTGGCAGGCTGCGTTGGCGGCGACCGTGACGACGTTCCATTCGCCGAACGCTTCGACTGCGGCAACAGCGAACGTCACGAAGTCTGGCGAGCAGACCATCAACGGCGTGTTGACAAACGACTCCCGGATCGTGCTCACGGCGCAGACCGACGCGACGGAGAACGGCGTGTGGGTCACCGCGGATGGCGCTTGGGCGCGCGCCTCGGACTTCGATGCCGCGGCCGAACTCACCAAGGGCAACGCGATCTACGTTGAAGACGGAACCCAGGCAGGGATCTGGGTGACGAACAAGACGGTCAGCGCGGTCGGCACTGACGATGTTGGCTGGGCGTATGCTGGCAGCAACGCCGGGTATACGCCAGGAGGTGCGGATGTTGCCGTCGCCGATGGCGGGACGGGTGCGTCGACAGCCGCTGACGCGCGCACGAACTTGGGCTTGGGCTCGATCGCTACTCAAGCGGCGTCGGCCGTCACAATCACGGGCGGAAGCGTCACTGGCATCACCGACATTGCGGTGGCGGACGGTGGTACTGGCGCATCGACTGCGGCGGACGCTCGGACGAACCTGGACGTGGATCAGGCTGGAACTGCGGCGACCCTCCTCGCTACTCACACCGGGGACACTTCAGATGCACACGACGCCTCAGCCATCTCGATTCTCGACACAGGCGGCTACTTCGCAGGGACCGATGTGGAAGCGGCGCTGCAAGCGTTGGGCGCAGCGTCAGGCGGATCGTCGATCACGTACACGTACGAAACGCAGGCTGGCACGTCGTTCACGATCTCGAAGGACATCACGACCTGTTCGAGCACCTCGACGGTGATCGCGACCCTGCCGTCCGCGACGACCTGGGCAGGCAAGCGGCTCATGGTCTACAAGTCTGGCTCGGGCGGGTCGGTGGCGATCCGCCGGGCAGGTTCGGACCTGATCATGGGATCGTCGTCCGATCTTGTGATCTATGTCCAGAACGAGATCGTCGAACTTGTTTCCGTTGGTACGAACTGGTTGGTGATCTGATGAGCCGTCGTCCTCTTGCTTCCGGCGTCTTTGCTGTCGCGGCGTCCGACACGCCTGACGAGTTGAAGTTCCGCGCTGATCCGTTCGTCTGTGATGGGACCGACGATCACACGACGATCAACGCAGCGATCGACGCGTCACTGATCGCGTCGTCGCCCGGTCCGATCTATGCCGGCGTCCATCTCTGCGCTGGCGAGTTCGGGTTGCGTGGCCCGATCCTGATCAAAAGCCGTGGTCAGTCGATCACTGGTTCGGGCTGTCGCACGGTCCTCACGTCCGACACCGGTGGCGGCAGTTGGGACATGACTGGTGCCGAAGGCGCACAGCCCGCGATGATCATGGTTGCGGATACCGCCGCAGGCCAGAACTCCTGCATGTTCAGCATCGGCAACATGTACTTCAACGGCACGAACGGCGGTGGCGTCTCGGCGGTCTACATCGACCGCACGAACGGTGACGTTGAGTCGAGCACCGAGCGTGCCTCCGACGCGACCTACGGGGTGCCGACCGCAGGCACCGGCGGCGACACCTACGACTTCATCTACAACCTGCGTGGCCGTGGCCTGGAGTACGGCCTCGCAGCGATCGGCGGGGCTGGAGTCAATGGCCGCGGTCTGAGCGGTCACAACATCCGTTGGTCCGGTATCGACGCGTACGGCTACTACATCGACCAGTCGTCCGACGTGTCGATCGTCCAGTCGCACTGCATCGTCGCGAACTCTTCGAACGCGGTCGGAGCGTTCATCGGCGGCGGCAACGTCCGGTTCACGCACTACAAGACTTCGGACTTCAACACGACCGGAGCCTGGGGCATGATTGTCGACTCGGCCCGGTTCACTGGTGGCGACATCGAACTCCAGTCCTGCCGCAACGGACTGAAACTCAACGACGTGATCCACGCCGACATCAAGGCCCGGATCGAGACCGCGTACAACACTGGCGTGACCGCCGTGTTCGTGGACTCTGCCGCGACCTACTACGACCTTGACTTGAAGATCCACCGCCGCGGTTCCGGTATCTACCAGAACGGTCTCGTGTTCGGTGGGGCCGGTGGTGGCTCGACCGGTCTTGGTCCGAACCACGTCCGGGCTTCGATCGACAACAGCGGCGGCACGGCTGGGGTCACGAACCCGGTCTTGCTCGGCGGTACCGAAACTGGTGGCGGTTCGGCCCCGACCGGGATCAGCAGTTTCCAGGGGTCTTCGGGCCGTGGCGACTACCGCATCATCACGAACACGACCCGGTACTTGAGTTGATCGGAGCACACCATGCCCCTCGATGAAGACATCGAAGACAACGAAGCCGGGCACATCGCCGCGCATGAGGCACTGCACGACCGGTACAACGAGTGGGAGAACTACGGCCCCGCCGACTTCCTCCGTCTCGCTACTGGCGGCACGGTCGCTGGTGATCTGATCCTCGCCGATGGTGGTACGGCGATCTCGTCTGTGATCGGCGACAAGTTGGTGAACCTTGACGCGTGGGAGGAGTACACGCCCACGCTGACGACCGATGGGGTCGGTGCTGATCCGACGCTCGGTACTGGTGGCCGCTCGATCGGGTATCGGGCGCGTCTCGGTCGTTTCGGCATCGGCCTGTTCGGGATCCGGTTCGGGACCTCTGGTCAGGTGCGCGGGTCCGGCACGTACACGGTTGCGACCGCGTACACCGGGGCGGGGCGTCTCCGCATCGGCGGCATGACCTCTGATCTCGTCGGGTTCGGAACGCTCTGGCGTGGCTACAACGGCCTGGACCTCGCGACCGGATCGCATCCGTTCGTCCACTGGCACACGGTCAACGACGGTCTTGACAATCGGATCCTCGCGATTGTTCAGCCCGGTGCGAGCCACGGCAGCGATGTCGAAGAGGTGAAGAAGACCGCGGACCAGACCGGAATTGGGACGACCGCCACGGACGTGAGCGGCCTGACCGTGTCGGTGACCCCTCCGCGTCGCGGTGCTCGGTATCTCGTGAGTGCCGACATCCAGGTCTGGAAGAGTGGCGGTACCGCAACCGACCCGATGTTCCTTCAGATCGTCGATGAGGACGGCACGGTCCTTCAGATCCGTGGCTGCCATGCGGCGGTGATCGGCGCCGGTCTCGGCACTGGCCTGGTCCCGGTGCACCTGGAGTTCATCGACGAGAACCCTGCGGTCGGCGATACCCGCACCTACAAGGTGCAGGCGTTCACTACGGCATCGACGATGGCGGTCTACGGTTCGGCGACTTCGCCGGCGATCATCCGATACATGGAACTCCCGTCCATGTCGACTTCTGGCCTGGACGAGCCGGCCGACTACATGAGCGCGACGTACCCGTGGTACTGGGATGATGGCAACGGAGGCCCGGAGATCTGGGGTCTCACGATTCAGGAGATCGCGGCATGACGTTCACTGACATCTACAGCGATCTGTATGGGTCGCCGACGATCCCGAACCCGGATGAGCAGGTCCCTGCTGGTGAAGCGAACGTGTCGTACATCATCGAGATGACGCGCCGCCTCGTCTACTCGTCGCACCGCCAGGAACTGAACCGGTTGACGACGGCATTGAACGCGACGAACGTCACGGTGCAGGTCGACTTTGCGCCGGACGGGATCGCGAACGGGACGTACATCAGCATCGACGACGAGTTGATGTTCGTGTGGGAAGTGAACGCTGGCGGCAAGACGATCACGGTCCAGCGCGGCATGATCGGCACGACGCCCGCAGCGCACGAAGCGGGCGCGTTGATCGAAGTGAACCCCCGGTTCCCCCAGGCGGTGATCCGTCAGGCGTTGAAGGACGAACTGCGTTCGTGGGGCCCGCGGGTCTACACGACGACAACGGTCGAACTGACTCCGACAAACCAGGCCGTGGACCTGACTGGTGTCGGCGAGTTCCATCATGTCCTGCGCGTCGTTCGTTCGCCGCGTACGGGTTCTGACCTGTGGTTCCCGATCCGGTACCGCCAACTCGAAGAGTTGAACGTGAGCGACTTCGGATCCGGCAAGGCCCTGATGCTCGACGAGACCCCCGAAACCGGAACTCGGATTCGTGTGACGGTTGCCCGTCCGTTCGTCATCACCGACATGTCGGACAACACGAACCTCCAGACGACGGTCGGTGTCCCCGCGTCGATGCTCGACATCCTCCCGATTGGCGCGGGCTACCGGCTCATGATCGGCCGCGAGGTCGCGCGCACATCGACCGAAGCGCAGGGCCAGCCGCGTTTCGCGGCGGAAGTCCCGCCCGGCCACATGCAGCAGACCGCGATCGGTTTGAAGCAGCACCGTGATGCCCGTCTTGCTGAGGAAGCCTTGCGGCTTGCGATGCGCTACCCGCCGTCGAACCTGCGATGATCTCCACGCTCCTCAACGCGCCGTTCTACACGGGGTCGAGTCGTTCTGCGAACGTCCCCTACCCGTTCCAGTGCGCGATCGGGGGGCATGGCTACTTCATCGACTTGGCGAAGTACGAGCGCGGCACGCTCGATCTGCTCCGCCAGGCATACGACCAGCAGGGTGAGCCTGGCGACCAGACCCTCTCGATCGAGGGGTTCTGGAAGCGGACCCAGAACGACTGGTCGTTGGGTGCCGGGCAGGATTACCTCGACGATGGTGGGGACCGCAGCCGGTTCTTCTCGTCGACTGGCGTTGATCCGTGGGAGCGGCGTCAGATCTCGTTGCTGAACGACACGGCCCGGATCCGCACGTCATCGGAGACGAACCTCGCGTTGGCGGTCGCGTTCAATGCCGGGGTCGCCTACCTCTTCTTCGGTTCGGGCCAGACTGTCACTTACACGACGGATCCCGAAGCCGAAGCACCGTCGTTCACGACGGTCACTGGTACCCCGAGCGCGGCCGTCACCGGGATGACTACGGACGGTCAGACGGTGTGGGTCGCGTTCGGGTCTTCTGGCGTGTACAAGATCGTGGCGTCGTCGCCGGGCTCCGCGACCCAGGTGAGCACCGCAGCGACGACCCAGGTCGCGTTCGCGAACAACCACCTGATCTGCACGCATGGCGCCGAGATCTTCGAACTGACTGCGGCCGGGACGAAGACGACGATCATGACGCACTACAACACGAACTTCACGTTCGCAGCGATCGCGTCCGCCCCGACCGGAGTGTTCGCTGGCGGCAACAGCGCGGGCACGGGCCACTTCTTCTTCCTCGGTTACAACACGGACACCCAACGGATGGCGGTTCCGCTCCCGGCGGGCCGGCTCCCTGATGGGGAGCAGATCCATGCGATCGCCGAGTATGGCGGGGTTCTCGCGTTGGGGACTAGCCGCGGGGTGCGGCTCGCCCAGATCGTCGAAGGTCGCGGTGTTGGTCTCGCCCCGTTGATCGAGACGGGTGAGGCGGTCCGGTGCCTGGAGCCTCAGAACGACGACTTGTGGTTCGGGTGGTCGGACTACTCGGCGACGAAGACGGGGCTGGGCCGGGCGAAGTTGTCGCGGTTCTCCTCGACGCTGGTCCCGGCGTACGCGTCGGATCTGATGGCGGCAACGATCGGTGATGTGCGGGCCGTGGTGACGGTCGGGGCGAAGCGATACTTCGCCGTGTCGGCCTCCGGACTCTGGGCCGAACAGGACATCAAGGTCGCAAGTGGGACAATCGACGTGGGGTGGATGAACTTCTCCACCCCTGAGACGAAGGTCACCGCCAGCCTGGACATCCGCCACGCCCCCCTGAACGGCTCTGTGAGCGCCGCAATCGTCAACGAGGCCGGCAGTGCCACCACGGCAGGAACGTCCAGCAACGCCGGATCCTACGGGCCTGTCGACCCCTGGGCGACCAGCAGCCTGCGAGGCGAGTACTTCAAGATCCAACTCACTCTCACCCGGGACGCCGACGACACCGCCCTCGGCCCTGTGGTCTACCGCTGGACCCTCCGTTCGATCGTTGCCCCACGCCAAGTCGAACAGTTCTCCGTCCCGATCCTCCTCTTCGAACGCGTCGACGACGGGATCGCCGAAGGCCAGACCCGAGCGTTCGACCCGCTCGCCGAATGGGACTACCTCAAGAGCCTCGAACTCTCCCGCACCCCGGTCACCTACCAGGAAGGAAACCGTGCCTACCTCGTCACAGTACGATCGGTCGCAATCCCCGAAGGGGCGATCCGTGGCTGGGACCACAAGCGCGGGTTCTTCAACGCGACCATCTACGTCCGCCTCATCACTCTGGATCCTGGGAGCAACTGATGACCCGCAAGTACTTCGCCGGAGCCGCAAGCGCCGTCACACTCGACGGCGCGATCGGCGCGAGTGGTGAGACCACGATCGACACGAACGGCTCGACCGGCTGGCCGAGCACCGGCCCGTACGTCATGGTCATCGACCGTGGCCTCGAATCCGAAGAGAAGATCCTGATCGCTTCCCGATCGGGGAACACGCACACGATCTCATCGCGTGGCTATGACTCGACGACCGCGATCGCCCACGCAAACGGGGCTGCTGTCGAGCACTGCATCGACGCGAACACGATCGACGAAGCGAACGCTCACGTCAACGACACGACCCGCGACGACCACACCCAGTACCTGACGCCCGGACGGCATGGCGTCAACTCCCTCCACCTGTTCGGTGGGGCCCTCGCTGTCCCGGGCGCCCCAGCAGCAATCGGCATCACCGCGAACAGTGGCAGCGGTACGGCTCCAGCACGAGAAGACCACGTCCACACCATCGGCCCCGAAGCGATCGACCAGTCGGCGATGTTCGCCGCAGGCGTCGTCGACAACAACGCGATCGGCGAAGACGCTGTCGACACGATCAACATCCTTGATGACGCGGTCGAACAAGACCAACTCGCCGACGACAGTGTCGGCACGGACCAGATCATCGCTGCTGCCGTCACCGAGACGGAACTGGCAGCATCGGTCGCGGGTGCTGGCCTGACGGGGGGCGCCGGGTCAGCACTCGCGGTAGTCGTCGACGACTCCACTCTCGAGATCGCGACCGACACCGTCCGGGTCAAGGACGGCGGGATCACCCCAGCGAAACTCCAGGTGGTCCCCGCCTGCTCCGCCTACCGGGCCGCGACCCAGTCGATCAGCCACGCAACCTGGGAAGCCGTGTCGCTCACCGCCGAAGACTTCGACTTCTCGACGGCGATGCACGACAACTCGACGAACGCGACGCGCATCACGATCCCGGCCGGTTGGGGCGGGAAGTACATGGTGATCGCGACCTGCGAGATCGACAACACGAGCGTCACCGGCACGACTGCGTACGCTGGGATTGGTGTGAACGTCAACGCGTTCTCGTCGAGCCCGACGTACATCGGTCAGCGGATCCCGATCGCGAACGACAACTACGACATCATGCTCACGATGTCGCAGATCATCGAACTCGCAGCCGGCGACTACGTCCAGTTGTACATCTGGCATGCGTCTGGATCGAACGCCCGGTTCGCGCAGAACGCCCGCCTCCAGGTCCGGTACCTCCAGCCATGATGTTCGATGAGGTCGGCCCCGACTGTGCTGGCGAACAGCCAGGCATGGAAGCACTCCAGGCATGGATGTGTCTGGAGCACACGCTCGCGGATAGCGGCACCTACGTCTGCAAGTACATCTCGGGATCCGATCCGCCGAAGCGGTCGTTCCATGCCGAGGGTCGCGCAGGCGACCTGTCCGGCTACCCGCTCCCCATGAGTCGAGGCGCACTGTTCCTCGTCGGCCACGCCGAAGAGATCGGCGTACAGGAAGTGATCTACGACCGCCGGATCTGGCGTTCCACCTACCAGGAGTGGCGTAAGTTCACCGGCAAAGACCCACACACCAGCCACATCCACTACGCAATCAACTGGCAAGCAGCGCGACGGTCCACCGAAGCGATGCTCGCAGTGCTTGCCGCAACGAAGGGACGCCCCGTGACCCAGTTCAGCCCCGAGCAACTCACCCAGTTGAAACTGGTCGTGACCGCCACGATCCGTGAACACATGGGCGACCTCGGCCACACCAGTGCGGGCAAGCCTGTCACCCCCAGTTTCGTGAACGCCGCGCGTCGGGCCGTCGACCTCGAACGAGTCGCGCGCAAGGCTGACGTGGGGAAGGCCGAGGGATGACATGCTGGTCGCTCTCCCGTCGTGGACCCCGATCCACAACTTCTTCATCGAAGCGGGTCTGGTTCTTGGCGTCATCGGTGGGGCGATCACGGCATACCGGAAAGGCTTGACCCCGATGTATCGGGCAATCAAGCATGGGCTACACAAACTTGAAATCCTCGATGACATCGCGAAGGAGTTCCAACCGAACGGCGGGTCGTCAATGATTGACCGGCTCGGGCGTCTCGAATCGAATCAGAACCTGCTCCTGCGTTCAGCCGCCGAAAGTCAGGCGCGGATGGAACAGCACATGGAAGAAGACCGGGTTCAGTTCGCGAAGATCCGTGAACACCTCGACATTAAGGAGTGATCATGAACTGGAAGTGGATCCTCGACCCGACGCTCGGTGCTCGCGCACGAGCGGTTGTTGTCCAGGTTACGATGGCGATCACCGCTGTCACGTACTTCGTTGACGAACTCGACAAGGCCGGCTGGATCGTCACGCCCGCCTTGATCATCTCGATCCTCGGCAACTGGACGAAGGTCGGGGACAAGAAGGACTGATGCGTCTCTACGGCCCCGCCCAGCCCACGACATCGGACACCGTCCTCTACACGGCCCCGTCCGCGACGTGGATCACGCACATCTGGGCAGCGAACACGAGCGGGAGTGCCGCGACCCTCACGCTTGATGTGAACACGGCGGGGGTCGCGTACCGGCTGGTACCGACGATCTCGATCCCAGCGAACACCGTGTTCGTGATCGAAGGCCGGTACTACCTGGATGCCGCCGAGATCATCCGCGGACTCCAGGGTACGAGCGGGGCGATCACCGTCCACATCATCGGAGAGACCGCGTGAGCATCGAGCAGTACCCGCCCTCCGCGACGGGTGGAGGCGGGCCTGGCGTTTCCGACCATGGCGACCTGACCGGTCAGGTCGCCATGGTCGGAAACGCCAGGCCCGCCTCCACCCGTCGCGGAGGGCGGGTACTGCTCGATGCTCACGCGGTCTCTCCGATGATGTGGACGGTGATCGCCCCGCTCGTACCCTGGAGTCCGCGGATGATCTCGGCGGCATCCAGGTAGTACCGGCCTTCGATCACGAACACGGTGTTCGCTGGGATCGAGATCGTCGGTACCAGCCGGTACGCGACCCCCGCCGTGTTCACATCAAGCGTGAGGGTCGCGGCACTCCCGCTCGTGTTCGCTGCCCAGATGTGCGTGATCCACGTCGCGGACGGGGCCGTGTAGAGGACGGTGTCCGATGTCGTGGGCTGGGCGGGGCCGTAGAGACGCATCAGTCCTTCTTGTCCCCGACCTTCGTCCAGTTGCCGAGGATCGAGATGATCAAGGCGGGCGTGACGATCCAGCCGGCCTTGTCGAGTTCGTCAACGAAGTACGTGACAGCGGTGATCGCCATCGTAACCTGGACAACAACCGCTCGTGCGCGAGCACCGAGCGTCGGGTCGAGGATCCACTTCCAGTTCATGATCACTCCTTAATGTCGAGGTGTTCACGGATCTTCGCGAACTGAACCCGGTCTTCTTCCATGTGCTGTTCCATCCGCGCCTGACTTTCGGCGGCTGAACGCAGGAGCAGGTTCTGATTCGATTCGAGACGCCCGAGCCGGTCAATCATTGACGACCCGCCGTTCGGTTGGAACTCCTTCGCGATGTCATCGAGGATTTCAAGTTTGTGTAGCCCATGCTTGATTGCCCGATACATCGGGGTCAAGCCTTTCCGGTATGCCGTGATCGCCCCACCGATGACGCCAAGAACCAGACCCGCTTCGATGAAGAAGTTGTGGATCGGGGTCCACGACGGGAGAGCGACCAGCATGTCATCCCTCGGCCTTCCCCACGTCAGCCTTGCGCGCGACTCGTTCGAGGTCGACGGCCCGACGCGCGGCGTTCACGAAACTGGGGGTGACAGGCTTGCCCGCACTGGTGTGGCCGAGGTCGCCCATGTGTTCACGGATCGTGGCGGTCACGACCAGTTTCAACTGGGTGAGTTGCTCGGGGCTGAACTGGGTCACGGGGCGTCCCTTCGTTGCGGCAAGCACTGCGAGCATCGCTTCGGTGGACCGTCGCGCTGCTTGCCAGTTGATTGCGTAGTGGATGTGGCTGGTGTGTGGGTCTTTGCCGGTGAACTTACGCCACTCCTGGTAGGTGGAACGCCAGATCCGGCGGTCGTAGATCACTTCCTGTACGCCGATCTCTTCGGCGTGGCCGACGAGGAACAGTGCGCCTCGACTCATGGGGAGCGGGTAGCCGGACAGGTCGCCTGCGCGACCCTCGGCATGGAACGACCGCTTCGGCGGATCGGATCCCGAGATGTACTTGCAGACGTAGGTGCCGCTATCCGCGAGCGTGTGCTCCAGACACATCCATGCCTGGAGTGCTTCCATGCCTGGCTGTTCGCCAGCACAGTCGGGGCCGACCTCATCGAACATCATGGCTGGAGGTACCGGACCTGGAGGCGGGCGTTCTGCGCGAACCGGGCGTTCGATCCAGACGCATGCCAGATGTACAACTGGACGTAGTCGCCGGCTGCGAGTTCGATGATCTGCGACATCGTGAGCATGATGTCGTAGTTGTCGTTCGCGATCGGGATCCGCTGACCGATGTACGTCGGGCTCGACGAGAACGCGTTGACGTTCACACCAATCCCAGCGTACGCAGTCGTGCCGGTGACGCTCGTGTTGTCGATCTCGCAGGTCGCGATCACCATGTACTTCCCGCCCCAACCGGCCGGGATCGTGATGCGCGTCGCGTTCGTCGAGTTGTCGTGCATCGCCGTCGAGAAGTCGAAGTCTTCGGCGGTGAGCGACACGGCTTCCCAGGTTGCGTGGCTGATCGACTGGGTCGCGGCCCGGTAGGCGGAGCAGGCGGGGACCACCTGGAGTTTCGCTGGGGTGATCCCGCCGTCCTTGACCCGGACGGTGTCGGTCGCGATCTCGAGAGTGGAGTCGTCGACGACTACCGCGAGTGCTGACCCGGCGCCCCCCGTCAGGCCAGCACCCGCGACCGATGCTGCCAGTTCCGTCTCGGTGACGGCAGCAGCGATGATCTGGTCCGTGCCGACACTGTCGTCGGCGAGTTGGTCTTGTTCGACCGCGTCATCAAGGATGTTGATCGTGTCGACAGCGTCTTCGCCGATCGCGTTGTTGTCGACGACGCCTGCGGCGAACATCGCCGACTGGTCGATCGCTTCGGGGCCGATGGTGTGGACGTGGTCTTCTCGTGCTGGAGCCGTACCGCTGCCACTGTTCGCGGTGATGCCGATTGCTGCTGGGGCGCCCGGGACAGCGAGGGCCCCACCGAACAGGTGGAGGGAGTTGACGCCATGCCGTCCGGGCGTCAGGTACTGGGTGTGGTCGTCGCGGGTCGTGTCGTTGACGTGAGCGTTCGCTTCGTCGATCGTGTTCGCGTCGATGCAGTGCTCGACAGCAGCCCCGTTTGCGTGGGCGATCGCGGTCGTCGAGTCATAGCCACGCGATGAGATCGTGTGCGTGTTCCCCGATCGGGAAGCGATCAGGATCTTCTCTTCGGATTCGAGGCCACGGTCGATGACCATGACGTACGGGCCGGTGCTCGGCCAGCCGGTCGAGCCGTTCGTGTCGATCGTGGTCTCACCACTCGCGCCGATCGCGCCGTCGAGTGTGACGGCGCTTGCGGCTCCGGCGAAGTACTTGCGGGTCATCAGTTGCTCCCAGGATCCAGAGTGATGAGGCGGACGTAGATGGTCGCGTTGAAGAACCCGCGCTTGTGGTCCCAGCCACGGATCGCCCCTTCGGGGATTGCGACCGATCGTACTGTGACGAGGTAGGCACGGTTTCCTTCCTGGTAGGTGACCGGGGTGCGGGAGAGTTCGAGGCTCTTGAGGTAGTCCCATTCGGCGAGCGGGTCGAACGCTCGGGTCTGGCCTTCGGCGATCCCGTCGTCGACGCGTTCGAAGAGGAGGATCGGGACGGAGAACTGTTCGACTTGGCGTGGGGCAACGATCGAACGGAGGGTCCAGCGGTAGACCACAGGGCCGAGGGCGGTGTCGTCGGCGTCCCGGGTGAGAGTGAGTTGGATCTTGAAGTACTCGCCTCGCAGGCTGCTGGTCGCCCAGGGGTCGACAGGCCCGTAGGATCCGGCGTTGCTGGACGTTCCTGCCGTGGTGGCACTGCCGGCCTCGTTGACGATTGCGGCGCTCACAGAGCCGTTCAGGGGGGCGTGGCGGATGTCCAGGCTGGCGGTGACCTTCGTCTCAGGGGTGGAGAAGTTCATCCACCCCACGTCGATTGTCCCACTTGCGACCTTGATGTCCTGTTCGGCCCAGAGTCCGGAGGCCGACACGGCGAAGTATCGCTTCGCCCCGACCGTCACCACGGCCCGCACATCACCGATCGTTGCCGCCATCAGATCCGACGCGTACGCCGGGACCAGCGTCGAGGAGAACCGCGACAACTTCGCCCGGCCCAGCCCCGTCTTCGTCGCCGAGTAGTCCGACCACCCGAACCACAAGTCGTCGTTCTGAGGCTCCAGGCACCGGACCGCCTCACCCGTCTCGATCAACGGGGCGAGACCAACACCGCGACCTTCGACGATCTGGGCGAGCCGCACCCCGCGGCTAGTCCCCAACGCGAGAACCCCGCCATACTCGGCGATCGCATGGATCTGCTCCCCATCAGGGAGCCGGCCCGCCGGGAGCGGAACCGCCATCCGTTGGGTGTCCGTGTTGTAACCGAGGAAGAAGAAGTGGCCCGTGCCCGCGCTGTTGCCGCCAGCGAACACTCCGGTCGGGGCGGACGCGATCGCTGCGAACGTGAAGTTCGTGTTGTAGTGCGTCATGATCGTCGTCTTCGTCCCGGCCGCAGTCAGTTCGAAGATCTCGGCGCCATGCGTGCAGATCAGGTGGTTGTTCGCGAACGCGACCTGGGTCGTCGCTGCGGTGCTCACCTGGGTCGCGGAGCCCGGCGACGACGCCACGATCTTGTACACGCCAGAAGACCCGAACGCGACCCACACCGTCTGACCGTCCGTAGTCATCCCGGTGACGGCCGCGCTCGGGGTACCAGTGACCGTCGTGAACGACGGTGCTTCGGCTTCGGGATCCGTCGTGTAAGTGACAGTCTGGCCCGAACCGAAGAAGAGGTAGGCGACCCCGGCATTGAACGCGACCGCCAACGCGAGGTTCGTCTCCGATGACGTGCGGATCCGGGCCGTGTCGTTCAGCAACGAGATCTGACGCCGCTCCCACGGATCAACGCCAGTCGACGAGAAGAACCGGCTGCGGTCCCCACCATCGTCGAGGTAATCCTGCCCGGCACCCAACGACCAGTCGTTCTGGGTCCGCTTCCAGAACCCCTCGATCGAGAGGGTCTGGTCGCCAGGCTCACCCTGCTGGTCGTATGCCTGGCGGAGCAGATCGAGCGTGCCGCGCTCGTACTTCGCCAAGTCGATGAAGTAGCCATGCCCCCCGATCGCGCACTGGAACGGGTAGGGGACGTTCGCAGAACGACTCGACCCCGTGTAGAACGGCGCGTTGAGGAGCGTGGAGATCATCGCAGGTTCGACGGCGGGTAGCGCATCGCAAGCCGCAAGGCTTCCTCAGCAAGACGGGCATCACGGTGCTGCTTCAAACCGATCGCGGTCTGCTGCATGTGGCCGGGCGGGACTTCCGCCGCGAAACGCGGCTGGCCCTGCGCTTCGGTCGATGTGCGCGCGACCTCGCGGCCGATCATGAGCCGGTAGCCCGCGCCAATCGGGAGGATGTCGAGCATCGACGCGGGGACACCGACCGTCGTCTGGAGGTTCGTGTTGTCCGACATGTCGGTGATGACGAACGGACGGGCAACCGTCACACGAATCCGAGTTCCGGTTTCGGGGGTCTCGTCGAGCATCAGGGCCTTGCCGGATCCGAAGTCGCTCACGTTCAACTCTTCGAGTTGGCGGTACCGGATCGGGAACCACAGGTCAGAACCCGTACGCGGCGAACGAACGACGCGCAGGACATGATGGAACTCGCCGACACCAGTCAGGTCCACGGCCTGGTTTGTCGGAGTCAGTTCGACCGTTGTCGTCGTGTAGACCCGCGGGCCCCACGAACGCAGTTCGTCCTTCAACGCCTGACGGATCACCGCCTGGGGGAACCGGGGGTTCACTTCGATCAACGCGCCCGCTTCGTGCGCTGCGGGCGTCGTGCCGATCATGCCGCGCTGGACCGTGATCGTCTTGCCGCCAGCGTTCACTTCCCACACGAACATCAACTCGTCGTCGATGCTGATGTACGTCCCGTTCGCGATCCCGTCCGGCGCAAAGTCGACCTGCACCGTGACGTTCGTCGCGTTCAATGCCGTCGTCAACCGGTTCAGTTCCTGGCGGTGCGACGAGTAGACGAGGCGGCGCGTCATCTCGATGATGTACGACACGTTCGCTTCACCAGCAGGGACCTGCTCATCCGGGTTCGGGATCGTCGGCGACCCATACAGATCGCTGTAGATGTCAGTGAACGTCATGCCGCGATCTCCTGAATCGTGAGACCCCAGATCTCCGGGCCTCCGTTGCCATCATCCCAGTACCACGGGTACGTCGCGCTCATGTAGTCGGCCGGCTCGTCCAGGCCAGAAGTCGACATGGACGGGAGTTCCATGTATCGGATGATCGCCGGCGAAGTCGCCGAACCGTAGACCGCCATCGTCGATGCCGTAGTGAACGCCTGCACCTTGTAGGTGCGGGTATCGCCGACCGCAGGGTTCTCGTCGATGAACTCCAGGTGCACCGGGACCAGGCCAGTGCCGAGACCGGCGCCGATCACCGCCGCATGGCAGCCACGGATCTGAAGGACCGTGCCGTCCTCATCGACGATCTGAAGGAACATCGGGTCGGTTGCGGTACCGCCACTCTTCCAGACCTGGATGTCGGCACTCACGAGATACCGAGCACCGCGACGCGGAGGGGTCACCGACACGGTCAGGCCGCTCACGTCCGTGGCGGTCGTCCCAATTCCGGTCTGGTCCGCGGTCTTCTTCACCTCTTCGACATCGCTGCCGTGGCTCGCACCGGGCTGAACAATCGCGAGGATCCGATTGTCAAGACCGTCGTTGACCGTGTGCCAGTGGACGAACGGATGCGATCCGGTCGCGAGGTCCAGGCCGTTGTAGCCACGCCAGAGCGTTCCGAACCCGACGAGATCAGAGGTCATGCCGCCGATGCGGAGACGCCCCGCCCCGGTGTACGCGGTCGCAACCGTGTACGTGCCGGACCCGCGCACCTGACCAGAGGTCCCGAACCGGATCCCGAACAGGCCGATGCCGAAACGACCGAGACGCGCCCGATACCCGATCGAGCGGCCACCAGTACCGAGCGTCGGATCAGCACCGACCCCATCGGTCGTCAGCGTGGGCGTGTACTCCTCCCACGCGTCAAGGTTCACCAACTTGTCGCCGATCACAGACGAGATCGCCGTACCACCATCGGCGAGGATCAGATCACCAGCGACCGTGCCGCCAGTAGCGAGACGGAGGAAGTCGGCGGGGCCGTAGTTCTCCCACTCGTTGTACCGGTCGTGCAGTGCCTCATGCGCGGCGATGTGCCCGGCTTCGTTGTCTTCGATGTCTTCATCGAGGGGCATGGTGTGCTCCGATCAACTCAAGTACCGGGTCGTGTTCGTGATGATGCGGTAGTCGCCACGGCCCGAAGACCCCTGGAAACTGCTGATCCCGGTCGGGGCCGAACCGCCACCAGTTTCGGTACCGCCGAGCAAGACCGGGTTCGTGACCCCAGCCGTGCCGCCGCTGTTGTCGATCGAAGCCCGGACGTGGTTCGGACCAAGACCGGTCGAGCCACCACCGGCCCCACCGAACACGAGACCGTTCTGGTAGATACCGGAACCGCGGCGGTGGATCTTCAAGTCAAGGTCGTAGTAGGTCGCGGCAGAGTCCACGAACACGGCGGTCACGCCAGTGTTGTACGCGGTCTCGATCCGGGCCTTGATGTCGGCGTGGATCACGTCGTTGAGTTTCAGTCCGTTGCGGCAGGACTGGAGTTCGATGTCGCCACCAGTGAACCGGGCCGAGTCGACAATCATGCCCCAGGCTCCGGTCGTGTTGAAGTCCGAAGTCTTGTAGTGCGTGAACCGGACGTTGCCGCCGCCGATGAACGCTCCGACCGCGTTCGAAGAGTTCGCGACGATGCAGTGCGACTGGACGATCGACACGTCGGACGACTGGTCGATGTAGTAGCCGTACGCGTCGATACCGGACCAACGGATGTTGTGACCGCTCAGACCGCGGCCATTGACTCCAGCCCCGCCGATCGCTGCGAGGCCGTACTCCAGGCCACGGCCACGCAGGTTGTAGATGAAGTCGTAGGTGTCGCCGCCGGTGCCTGCGGTCGGCACCCCGTAGGTCGCGTCGGAGGCACGCTCGGTGCTCGACTCAACGTCACCGTTCGTGCGGTCGATGTAGACCGCCGAGACGCCACCGCCGTTCGTGCCGTTGAAGTACATGTTGCCGATGCTGAACATGCAGGAGTTCTGGCCTGCGGCGGTATCCGCAACCATGATCATCGCGGGCTGTGCGCCTTCGGCACCAGTCATGTCCCAACTGCCGCCACCGGTGTCGGACGTGAGGACCGTGCGACAGCCCGAACCAGTGATCGACTGACCACGGCTTTTGATCAGGATCGGGCCACGCAACCCGAACTCGCCAGCGCAGAGATGGACGCCGGCATAGATCGGACCGGGCGACGACGCGATCAGTGACGCGTCGATCGCTGCGTTGATCGTCGTGTGATCGTCGGTCCCATCACAGACGAACGGATCAGCGCGGAACTTCAACTCGTCAGGCGTGTCGGACGCCGCGACAGCAAAGACGCCGGAAGCAAGAGGACGACGGCTCATCAGATCACCAACCAGTTCGTACCAACGGAAACAAGTTCGACGATCTCGTTCTGGACATAGATCACAAGATCGGACGACGATCCCATGATCAGGTCCGAACCTGCCCGGCGGATCGCCACCGACCCGCCCGAGCCAGACTTGTAGACCATGAGCCGCTTGCCTGCCCAGGTCGTCGCGGACGGCAGGGTCGCGATCACCGTCGAGGTGCTCGAACAGGTCGTGATGTCCTTCGAGATCGTGAACGACGTGCCAGCCTGCGTTTCGTACGTGTACGTGATCGACGATCCGCCTGACGCTGCGCCCAACGCTTGCAGCGCCGCTTCCACATCGGTCCCTGCGAAGTAGCCGCCTGTGTCGAGAATCGAGATGGCTGAGGCGTCGTGTGCATCTGAAGTGTCCCCGGTGTGAGTAGCGAGGAGGGTCGCCGCAGTTCCAGCCTGATCCACGTCCAGGTTCGTCCGAGCGTCCGCCGCAGTCGATGCGCCAGTACCACCGTCCGCCACCGCAATGTCGGTGATGCCAGTGACGCTTCCGCCCGTGATTGTGACGGCCGACGCCGCTTGAGTAGCGATCGAGCCCAAGCCCAAGTTCGTGCGCGCGTCAGCGGCTGTCGACGCACCCGTCCCGCCATCGGCGACGGCAACATCCGCACCTCCTGGCGTATACCCGGCGTTGCTGCCAGCATACGCCCAGCCAACATCGTCAGTGCCGACCGCGCTGACCGTCTTGTTCGTCACCCAGATCCCTGCCTGGGTTCCGTCTTCAACGTAGATCGCGTTGCCCTTGGTGAGTTCGGCCGCGGCATCGAAGTCCGAGGCGCGCGCCCAAGCGCCATCCGCGGTGACCCACACGCCGTTCTCCGTCGCGTCGGTCTGCGCCGTGAGCACGATCCGGGAGTCGTTTGTCAACACGCCGTTGATGGTCTGCTCGCCAGACTTCGTGACGTTCGCTGTTGCCGCAGTCGAAGCGTTCGGCGAATGGAACGTCGTCACGGTCGCCGCCAACGCAGCCTGCCACTGCTGATACGTGACGGGCTGCAAGCCTGTCGTCGCATTCGCCGCGAGCGTCAACGTCCCTTCGAGCGTCCCGCCAGTGACCGGTAGATACGCCTCCAACTCGGTCGCAACATGTGCTTCGGACGCTGCGGGCGATCCGTCAGCCAGCGTCAACACCCCGGTCACCGTCCCACCGGCCGGCTTCAAGAAGTTCGATGGGACCTCGCCCAACCATTCGTTCAGGTGATCATGGATCTGTTCGTGCGCGGCGATGTGGCCCGCTTCGCCCTCTTCGATCTCTTCATCAAGCGGCATCGGTCTGCTCCTTCACGAGCGGCTGACGAAACGGAGCGAAATCCTCCGAAGAGATCACGCCCTTCTTCATGTGACCGAACTCGATACCAGTGTGAACATGAATCGGCAGGCCGCACTGGCCTGCCCGCACACAGAACGTGATGTCCTCGCCCCACTCGTGAGTGTCGGTCGTTGTCTCCTGGAACCAGGGATGCACCAAGGCCCCGTACTTCTCTTCCATCGTCAGCAACGCGTCGCGGTGCATCACCAAGCAAGCCGCGCCGGTCGCTGCGACCCGGCAGAGCGCATCATCCGGATAGCCGGAGACGCCACGAAGCATCGGGCCTGCTTCGAGTTCCTCCCAGATCATCATGTTCGTCCGGATCGACTGGCCGAACTTCTCGTAGATGAACGCGAGCCCACCGACGATCGGGGCTACGGCCGGATCCAGCACCTGCTCGAACTGGGCCAGGATGTCCGGCGGGAACACCATGTCCGTGTCGACCATGAACAGCCACTCAGGCTTGCTCTCGATCGCGAGGAACGCCCGCACGATGTCGTTGCGTGCGGTAGCGATCCGCGGCCCGGACTGGGCTGCGATGATCTGGGCTACGCGCCCCGAATCGTTCAGGACCAACGTGGCGAGGCTTCGACCGAACTGGGCGTCGATCATGTCCGGGTGGACGAAGCCGATCACGAAGTTCTTGCGCTGCGGGGGGCGTGCCTGACGGCGGCGTTGCGCTCGGTTCATGACGGTGAGCATACGGCGACCGGCCCCGAAGGGCCGGCCACCGCTGCTATCACGATCAGGTCAGGGCGCTGTACCGGAAGGCGTGGCGCTCCCGGCGGAAGCGCATCGTCTTCTCCTGCACGATCTGGCCGTGGATCGAGTCGCCCGTCTTGGCGAGCATCTCGAACTGCATCGGACGGAGCGTGAGCAGTTCGGCCTGGTCGCGGTCGATGCCGAACAGGTCCGACGCACGGCACCACCGGTTCAGCAGAACCGAGACGTTGCCGAAGTCGGAGACCAGCGTGTCGATCACGATGCCGCGGGTGCCCTCACCCTGGGTCGTGTGGATCGTCAGGTTGGTCCCGGCACCGGTCGCGAGACCCGACACCTTGCGCTTCTGGGTCGCACCGACGATGAGACGGTCGACTCGACCACCGACATCCCAGGTGGCCTGCATGTCGTCGAGCAGAGTCGCCTCGGTGATCACGGTCGTGGTCGAGTCCACGTTGGTCGTGATGTACTGGGTGAAGCCACCCATCGTGCGGCCATTCGACTCGTCGTCGTACTTGGTGCCGTACAGGATGGCCTGCTCAATCTGGATCAACTGCTCCTTCGCACGGTTCGCGACCTGCTTGTCGAACTCCGACATGCCGCCGAGGCCGTACTTGCGGACCACGTTCTCGGTCGCCGACACCCGGACGGCCGTGGGGCCGAAGATCTGGGTGTTGTTGTCCCGGTTCGTGCGGTCCTTCGCCCGCGGGTTCTCGGGGTTCGAGCCTTCCTGGAGGGCCTGACCGAGAATCAGAGCGACGGCGTCGGTCGCCTGGGCCGCGGCCGTGGTGCCTGCGTAGCCGCGGTCGATGGTCAGGGTATCCGACGAGATCGCCTGAACCTTGACCTTCTCCGAGCCGATCAGGACCACGTCGCCGGTCGAGAAACGCAGGCCGTGGCCGGTCTGCACGCCGATCGTGGTCGTGCCGGCGGTCACGTTCGCGGCGAGCGTGCTCTTGGGGAGGAGGAGTTCCTCGTCGAGCCACTCGACCTTCTTCTCGAAGCAGGTGCCGGTCGATAGCGCAGAACGGCCATCAGCACCGTTCATGCCCTGGAGGGGCGCCTCGAACGGGTCGAGCAGGTGGATCATGTCCTCGATGTCGACGATGACGCCGACCGTGAGGTCGTAGGTCTGGTAGAGGGACGGGAGCGTGGCCTGTGCCATGTCAGTTCACCTTAGTAGTCGCGGGCTGGGCGTTGCGGTTGTCTCGGATCGCCTGCTCGTATGTCGAACGGTTGTTCTGGAACTCCTTCACGCCGATCGGAGAACCCGATGCGTTCAGGTACGGGACGCCCCGATGGTCGGTAGCGATCCCACGTTCCCAGTTGTTCGACGGATCCTTCTGCGTTCCCAACCGCAACGTCTTCGTAGGTGTCGCTGCGTTCGAGATGCTGATGGTCCGGTACTTGCAGGTACGGCACCCATCCACCTCAGACGGGTGCTCCATGTCGTGACGTGCCGTCTCGCATGTGAAGCACTCGTAATCGGGGTTGTGGGCGCACCCCATCAGGCTGACTGGCCGATGCTCGGGATGATCACCGACTTGTCGCCCTTGGCTGCGGCACCGACGATCTGGTTGAACGCGAACGCCATGCCGTCTTCCTGGGTCCCGCCGTTCTTCACGAACTCGCGGGCCTGGGTGATGGCGGTCTCTCGGACCGGCTTCTCCGGCGCCTTGCCGTTGTCGGGCAGGGCACCAGAAGCGAGACGGTCTCGGGCGTCGGTCAGGTTCGGGTCCACGCCATCATCTCCTTCGTCGTCACTCTCCGCTGCCGTCACGAAACCGAGCGTGGCCGCGGCTGCCTTCACGGCCTCCACGGTCGTCTCGCCGTCGTAGTGCTTCGCGAAGAACGCGATCTTCGGGTCGGTGATGTCGAGACCGGCCTGCGTCACCGCCAGTTGGAGCCGCAGCGAGTTCGCCTCCGCGATTGCTTCGCGGGCCGACTTCGCATCACGCTCCATCGAACGGATCTGCGCCCGGGTCAACGTGACCGTCGCCGGACCAGACGTGTCGTCGTCATCCAAGTTGTCGTTGTCATCAGCCATTGGGGTTCTCCAATTCCAGACGCGTGCGCGCGGAGTACGAGCACGGAGGGCGAGGCGGGGGCGAGGCGATCCTTCGCTGGGGATCGCGCCATACCGCGAGTACGCGCACAGGGGATGCGACTTCCCTGGCGGAAGGACGGCCATCCGGCCCTGCGGGGCTCACGGACAGCGCACGTCGTGACAAGTTGTATCACGCGATGCCGGGCTTGTCTAGCCCTTCGACGTGCCGAGCCCGATCACGCCCTGCTGTGTCGCGGTCGTCTCGTTCGACCCAGCGAACGCCGCCGCACGCTGATCAGCGCGGCGTTGCACCGCCTGACGGGCCTGGTCCGACGAGCCGAACTGGGCATCGACGCCTTCGCGGCCAGCCTGGAGGTCCACCGACTCCGTGATCGTCTCATCGAACAGCCCGGCCTGCTGGCCGACACCCGCCATGCCCTGCGCAACCTGATCGCGCGACAGCCCAAGACGAGCGACCGTCTCCGCCTGGTCGCGCCCGAGCCCGAACCCGGCCATCGTCGCGTACCCGCCGGCCTCTGCTGCCGCAGCGAACCGTTCCAGTTCCGGGGCCGACAAGTCCGGGTCGACGAAGAACGCCGCGAGCGCCTGGTCGCCCTTCGTCCCGTACATCTGGCTGAACCAGTCCCGGACCTCTGCCGGTGCGGACGCCACCCGGTTGTAGCCGCCCTGGATCCGGGCTTCCAACTCCGTTGGGGACACGTCGCCTGAGATCAACGCCGCAACCTGCTGACGACCGAGAGTGAACGGCATCCCGTAGAACTTCGCCAACTGCGACGCCCGGGTCTCGTACTCCACATACTCGCCGGGCGAGATCGCGTTCAGCCCAGCAGCCTCGCGTTGCTTGATCCCCGGGAACCGCTGATCGAACTCGGGACGGTTCCGCATCTCCTGCACGATCTCCGCTTCGGACAGGCCGCGGACAAGAGCGTCCATCGCCCAGTCCGTCAACGACTCCAGCCCGTACTTGCTGAGCACGGCCTTCACGGCCATGGCCGCATCCTGGTTCGCCATCAGACCTTCACCTCACCGAACGTCGTCAACAGGGTCTCGGCGAACGTCGCCGCCTGCTGGTTCGCCTGACGCGTACTCCGCCATTCCTTCGTCTTGCGGATCTGCTCAGCCGATTCGCTCAACGACATCAACTGCGTGCCCTTCTCGCCACGTCCCTCGAAGAACTGACGGAACCCCGGATCGGTGAACGACACCGAAGTCGGGGCGACCTCCAACAGTTCGGCGTACTGCTGGACGTACGGGTCGAGGATCTCCTGGGTCGTGAACCCGCGGTCGATGTCGTTCGCGAGATACCCGTACTTCGACTTCGCCCGGTTCCGCAGATCGACTTCGACACCATCAACCGTCATCTGCCCGGACGCGATGCGACGCGAGTAGTTGAACGCCATCTCGTCACTCATGTTCACGCCATACGCCAAAGCGCGCGCCTTCACGTTCGCGATCTGCTGACCGCCGACACCGCCGACCTTCATCTTCGGCTTCCAGCGGACATGCGAGAACAGCGCCTGCTGAGTGAGTGAGTCGTCCATCCCGTAGACGACCGAAGCGGTCGCGACCTGACGGAGCGCACTGTCCGACATCGGGAAGCCTTGCTGCTTCGCGATCAACGACAGCGACTGGTACTTCTGCTCGATCCGGTTGTTCGCCTCGGCAGGGTCGGACGACTGGAGCAACTGCCAGTTGCGAACCGTCTCCGAAGTCGTCTTCCACCAACGAGTCTTGTACAACTCGCCCTGGAGTGTCTCCTTCGTCCAGCCGTTCTGCGCTGCCTTGCGAAGCAACGGGCCGAGTTCGGCGTGCGTGATGAACGCGGCGAGATACCCGTACTGCTCCTGGGCCTTGATCACCCACGCTTCGTTCCCAGTTGACGCGGCCTGCTCGTTGACCTTCTTCTCCGGGTCTTCGGTCTTAGCCGGCTCTGCCATGTCAGCCTCCCAACGTGTTCGGACCAGTCGGTGCCGAACCGAAACTTGAACTGCCGCCAGCAAGACCGAGACCGGCGCCAAGGATGTCGGCGAACATGTCGAACGTGCCCGCAACATCGTGGGCCTTCGCCGCATCCGGGTGCAGTTCACGGATCATGTTCTCGGCCTGCGCAGTCGGGTCGATCGTCTGGATCGCACCACTCGTCTTCTGGCCCTCGGCGTTCTCCATGGCCTGGATCCGTTCGACGATCTGTGCGCGCTCGTCTGGCTTCAAGTTCCGGCCGAGCAACGACTGGCCTGCCGTGTCAACGATCATGTTCAGCGACACTTCGTCGGTGACAGCCCAGGCGTTCGCCGCACCAGAGCCACTGCCACTGCCGCTGCCGCTCTGGTCCTGGGTGCCAGCGTCGACCTGGGTGTAGAGCCACGAGTCGAAGGTCTGACCGTTCCGCCAGGCTTCGTTGTAGCCATACCCGACCGCTTCTTGCAACGCGACATCTGTCTCCTGGTCCATGATCCCCGAAGGGTTCCAGGTCTCTCCGGCGTTCGCCGGCTTCGACAAGAACCCCCCGAGGTACAACGCCTTCTGGTACTGCTTGAACCGGACCGGGTCCGACTGGGCGAGGCTCTTGATCTTGAAGTAGACCTCGGCCTGGGTGAGCGGCTGGGCCTGCTGGTTGTTGAGCGCGACACGCAGCGAGTCCTCGTCCGGCACGAGCATCCGATCGCCGTACAAGTAGTCGTCGATCGTGAACGCGTTGCCGTCGAGATCGGCCGCGTAGTGCTGGCTAAGTGGACCGGCCGCGTCTTCATCCAGTGCGTACGCCGGGTCAACGAAACGGATCTGATCCAAGACGCTGTCGTCGTAGATGTTCCAGCCAGACGTATCTCCGAAGATCCGGTCATCGCCGACCATGATGTTCGCGAGCACCTGGTCGCGACTCTTGTTGTCACCATCACGGAACCAGGCGTACTGGTTCTCGATCTGTGCGGCCCGATCACCAAGGATCCGCTGGCCTCCGACGTAGACAGAGCCATCGTCCTTGATCAGGACGGTTCCGTTGCCCTCCTCGGTCATCAAAGGCTGGAACGACCCGCCCTTCCCGTCCTCGTCCGGGACCCAGATCTCGTTGTTCTCCTCGAACCGCTTCCGTCGTTCCGTCCACTGGTTCTCGACCCAACGCTTGTCTTCCAACTGCGTCCGAGCCCGCTCCATATCGGCGCGGGCCTCGACGTTCTCGTCCGTGAACTCTGCCGGGTTCATCAACGCGACGACCTCCGTGTCGGAGAGGTTGCCGTCTTCGAGGCGCTGCTGGCTGATCACGATCGGCGCCTGACCGTTCGCGAGCCGGACACTGTTCACGCGTGCGTACCGTTCCTGGCGGTACTTCGCGTCACCCTGGAGTTTCGAGACCTGATTGTTGAAGTTCTGGTTGTCGTTCTTCTGGCTCTCCTCCCACGCGTCGAGACGCTCCAGGCCCTGCTTGTTGTCCATCGTCCAACGGTTGTACTCCTCGGCCGCGGCCTGCGCGCGAGCGTCGTAATTGTTCACGCGCTCGATGAAGAGTTCCTCACCTTCGCCCTTGCCATCAGACCCCTTGGTGACGAATTCGTTCCGGAGGTACTGATCGTATTCGTCACGGGCCATTGCGGCGTCAGCACGCGCCTTCTCCAACGCCTTCTGGCGTGCCTCGCGAGAACGACGGAGCACCTCCATCCGGCGGCGTTCCAACGCAGCACGAAGTTGCGCATCACGCGCAGCAGTGTCCGTTGTCGTCGGCTTCGGCTTCGGCTTCGGCTTCTTCGAGACCGGAGCCGCACCAGTGTTCCATGGGGTCGAACGCCCAGGCGGCATCAGTTACCTCCAACCAGTTCAGCCATCAACTCGTCGTCGACGAGTCGGTAGCCCGAGTCTGTCACCATCTGTTCTGCCTCAGCCTGCTCGATGTCGTTCAACTGGAACTCCGGTCGGAATACCCGGAAGAACAGGCTACGCACCCCAGGGTTCACGTCCGTCGTGTACCGGTTCATCCGGACGTACGCCTCGTTCTTCACGCGCTTGGCCTGCGCCCGGGCGTACGCGGTCGAACTGATCGACCACCGCGACTTCTCCGTCAAGTACCAGTCCCAGATGTTCAACAAGGCCCGCTGCCCCGCATACTCGGGACGGTCCGAGAGCGGCCCGCCCGGACCGATCAGACGGTCCATCTCCGAGATGATCTTCGTCCGGCGCTGCTGACGGACCGGGTCGGTCAGCATCTCCTTGAACAACGGATGCTGCGTGAAGTACGTGTCACGGTAGAACTTCCACTGGGCCTTCAACTCGCCGGCCGTCTGGAAATCGCCGGCCTTCTCGGCCTCGTCGATCCGTGTCTCATGGTCGTCTTGCGTGTTGAAGTAGGCACGCGAATCTGCGGAGAAGATCAGTTCGTCGTAGTACTCGTTCGGGAGGCGCAACTCGCGGTGCCCCTGGGCCAACTGCCAATCGAACGCCTTCGAGAAGTAGTCGCTCGACGTACCTTCCTCGTCCTTCGGGATCAGCCACGGGCCAGCGAACCGGTTGTCCTTCAACAACTGCTCGTTCTCCCGCATCCAGTTGTACGCCTTGCGGCTCGCTGGCATCGACGCGCCTGACTCGGTCTCCGACTGGAACACCGTGTACGGCGTCGCACCCGGGTGCAAGATCACGAAGTTGTTGACCGCCTCAGCGAAGTCGCCTGCACCTTCGAGGTAGGAACGGAACTCGTCGGTCAGGTCACCCTTGAACTCGATGCTCGGAGCACCCGGCGAC